ATACGGGTAGAACGTGCCCGGATGAGAATAAGCCAAAAAGATTTTGCTAAGGAAGTTGGCATTTCACGCACTTATGCCAATTTGATTGAAAATGGGCAAAATGAGCCTAAGATTGGTCTGGCCATACGCATAGCCAAATTTTTCAAAATTGATGTCGAACACTTATTTGATATCGATGAATGAGCTTGAAAAAATAATTGATACGCTTGAGCTAAAACAGCTTATAGACGCTCAGCTTAAAATAGACCAGCGTATTAAGCAAAAAATTGAAAAGCTTGAAATGTCACCGCTTGAGGTGGCAATGCTAAAACACAAAGTCATTAAACAACAGGCTATATGTACGAAATAAAGATACTCGCTGCCGAATTAGTCATTGAATAAATTGACCGGATGATGAACGATTTACCAACGCTTAACATGCAGATTTATTTGGCCGCTGCACGCGAAAAGCAGCAAAGAAAAATAAAGCATTGTCAGCAGGTTTTGGAACGTACAAAATCGGTAATGGCTTGCAGCGAGCATTTAGTTTTTAATCAATAAATCAGTTTAAAATGGAAGAAAAAGACGCAGTAATTGAGATTAAGCTTAAGTCGAAGAGCGGTTTTAATCAAAAAATTGAGGGGAAAATTTCATCTACTCAATGGGCGCTAATTAATAGAATATTGGAGGATTGGCAATTAATTTTACTAAATGCTGAATTAATTCTGGAATTACATACTAAAAATCAATGGATTAACAGGGTGCCTGATTGCCTTCCTGAAAAAAGATATTTTAAAGAAGAGTTTCTTTTTATCGACTCACATGGTAATAAAATGCACTGTGGTGGCGATTTCTCTGCCGCTGAAAAATTGGATTCCTATCCGGTAAGAGTTTACCGTTTAAAAACTGCCAGTCAATCGCTGGAAGAAAAACAGGTTGCAACCGAAAATAAATAAGTCATGAAAAAATTAATCCTAATCATTTACCTCACAGTTGCTTCCTGGATTATTAGCGCCATAAAAGCAATCAGGTTTAAAAGAGCAGTTAAAAAGGCAAACAGACTGCATAGATTAACGCGCAGAAGGTGGCATGTGATAAACGGCGAAAATAACTCGTTTGCCGTGGTTGATAATCGCTTTATTGATTATTACAACAAACAAAGAATAGGGACAAAACTTACCATAGAAGAGCTGTTAAAAATAGCTTTGTACAGCACTCCAACCAGCAAACAGGAGTATAGTAAACTGACTAAAATTTAGGTATATGAGAGATATTAAAATTACAAATAGAATAACAGAGCGCCGGGAGTCGGTTACAAAATACTTTTCTGATATCAGCAAATATGAATTGCTGACTGTGGAGGAAGAGGTTGAACTGGCAGAGCTCTCAAAAAATGGAGACCAGAAGGCAACTGAGCGCTTGATTAAGGCAAATTTGCGCTTTGTGGTATCTGTTGCCAAACAATACCTCGATCCGAGTGTTGAACTGCAGGACCTTATTCAGGCCGGTAACCTTGGCATTATTGAAGCAGCCAGGCGATTTGACCCCAGCCGTGGTTTTAAGTTTATTTCGTATGCCGTATGGTGGATACGTCAGTCGATTAATGTGGAGCTGGCAAATAAGCACAGTATTCGCCTTCCGCAAAATAAGCGCTCCGAAATTTCGATTAACAACAGGAAAAACGAGGTAATCAATCAGAAAATCCAAAATGGGGATTTGTCTGACATATACAATATTGAGCATGTTGAATTTAGTTATGTTGCCCGCCATCTGAGCGATGAGATGGGAGAAAATGACACCTTAGAAGATATTTTGACCAATTATCGCCCTGGTGACGAGGATAAGGAGCTGCTCAATGGTGAATTACACGATGTTTTTCTAAGCCTTTTCATGACCAGACTAAGCAGTCGCGAGGCCTATGTTATCAGGAATAGTTTTGGCATTGGCTGCCTGGCCATTTCGCTCGAAGAAATTGGCGAAAACATAGGACTGACACGAGAGCGCGCGAGACAAATTAAAGAATCAGCGATCAGGAAATTGAAAGGGATTAAGGGTTTAAAACAATATTTTAATTAAGACTATGCTATCAATTAAGTCAACACCAAAGCATAATTTCAGCATATTTATAGAATTAGCTGAAAAAATGGATCCGGAATGGTTACTAGGCCAGTTCGATGACAAAATGAATCCGGTACAAAAAGAAGTTGAAGCCGAAGTTGACGGTAAAAAAGCTATGATAAAGCTATACGACTATTTTTCTGAGACATTTGAGCGATTGACCTTACTCAACTTTATATTCCGCTTAGGCTACGGTTTTGATGGCAAAAAATGCCAACAGGTACTCATAAAAAAGTATCCTAAAATAAATGCCAAAACAAAGGTGGCTATTATACTTTATGAATTGATTGAAATTGCGTAGTCAATGACCAATGACCAATTACTAATAACCAATTTCTAATTTCCAAAAAACTCCCTCATATGTCAGATTATAATAACAGTTTTAACCAGATAGTAGAAAAGGTTGAAAACTTCCTTTCTTTCGACCAGATATACGAAGCCGAAACTGGCTACGTATTTAAAAAGAAACAGGGCCCATGCCCATTCTGTGGAAGTGGCACAGGAAACCACAAAGGATCGGACGGTGCATTTACCTTTTACGCTGGAAGTAACATAGCAAAATGTTACAGTTGCGGCGAGGCAGCTGGCATTGTAAAATTGGTGATGCACCTACACCGGTTTGAATACAAAGAAGCGATTGAATACATTGGAGCGAATTATTGTGGGATTGTCGTAGATACAATTCATGAATTGTATCAACAACAACAACCAAAAAAAACCATCGAATTATCCGAACGCAAGCGCCTGTCCATAGAAGATCAAAAAGCCGAGGAAGAGGATCGTAAATCAAAATTTGAATACATCAAAGGCCTTATCCTGGATGTTAAGGATCTCAAAAATTCAACTGAATACCTGCAAAGCAGAGGGATTAAAACAGATGAATTACCTGAAAATACCTATTACCAGGCAGCAGCCTATCAGAATCTACCCGAAGGCGTGGTTTTCTTCGATACTGAAATGCGTTGCCTGAACAAACGATATCTTAATAATAATTTACCCGAAGGCGTTAAGAAAGCATTTACCTATGGAGAAATGCTTAACAGCGTCTTCGATAAAACATTTCGCAGCGAAAACAGTGACATATTGATTACAGAGGGGGTTATCAATGCCATGTCACTGTTTCAATGCGGAAAATCGGCCATTGCCTTTTTCGCCACCACCAACTACATCAGCGATGTGGATAAGTTCAAGACCTATTTCAATGATAAGGATGTGATTATTGCCTTCGATGGCGATAAGGCCGGGCAAAAATCAGCAATCAAGCAAGCCGATTTTATTCTCAATTCGTTTAGCATTAGGTCTCTGTCCGTACTCATTTTCCCAGAAAAATTGGATGCCAATGATTTATTACAGCAGGGCACATTGGAAAGTTACATCGGCATAAAATATCACTATGTTGAGTTAACCAGGGAGTTAATTGATACCGAACTGGTGAAAATAAAGGCCGATGAGAAAAACTACCACCCAAAATTGCTACCAAATTATTATTACAACCGTCCAGCAGCCAACGAGGAAAAAGACGGCACATGGAAAGCTGATAAAGCCGATGTAGTTCCTGATGAAATCATAAAGCAATTCCGTGGCAGCAATATGCTGGATGATAGCATATTTAAGAAATACGAAATTACCTTTGTAAACGAGCTGACCGTATTTGAAAAAAAAACGGCTCATGTGTTCAAATCGGTTCCTGAAATGCCCATTTTCATCATCCGAATAGCTGATGGTTTTATCATTATCTGGCGCCCGAAAAAAAGCAGTCAGTTTGCTGAGTTTGAGTTTAAGGGTGGTAAGCGCGACGATGTAAAATTATTTGGACTAAGCGAAGTGGAAGCAGCATACGAAGCTATTGGAGTGGTGGAAGATAGCAAAGCCAACACAAGCGTAAAACTCGAACGTGTAAGCATTGCTTACAACTTGCGCGATTTTTTAAACCTGGCTGCCGTGGATGAAAACCCGGTCTATAATTTCAATGGCAAATATAGCTACGATGATATTGAAACGCTGGAAGGATATGCCGATAGCATTTACCAGGTACCCACAGCCGACAGAGCCTGCCAGACGATGGCCATGCGCACCGGTTTAAAGTTTATCGATATCCGCACTTTTCATATCCCCCAGCTGAATGGAGCAGTTTATAAGTCTATTTCTGATTTTTTAAGCTATTACCAGGAGCCGCGCATTTTCAAAAAACAATTAAACACGGCCCTGCCCTACAAATTTTGGGACTATGAAAAGAATGATTATGAGCTAAACATTATCAAGCTTCGCAACTTCCTTAGTGCAAATGGTTATTATACTTACAAGGCCCTACAGGAAAAAGAAGGCTATATGTATATTAAAATTGATGGGCGCATCGTATCGTATATGGACAAAGACACATTTTCGAGGCATATCAGTAGTTTTATCGATAACTATCTGGAACGCCGGGGCGAAAATGTGAAACTACGCAATAAGGTTTCCATCAGTGCGCGCTTTTCAGAGAATAACCTGAGTGGTATCAGGGAGATTCAACTTGATTTTGAGAACTCGGGCAAAAATTTTCAAAACTGGTTTTTTTCAGATGGCACCATGTGGACCGTTTCATTATCAGGCATTCGTAGGCACAGCCAGAAGGATTTGCAAAAATATGTATGGGAGGAAGATTTGCTGAAATTCCCATCTGAGGTTCGACCGGCTCCTTTCAAAATAAAATACAGGCCCGAATACCTTAAGGAACTGAAAGAGATGGAAGAAATGGACCGCTCAAATCCAATGTATTACCACAAGAAAATGAGCATTGCCGGAATGAAGAATACCGAAAAATATGATATTGAAATCATTGACCGGAGCAATTATTTTCTTCAATTCCTCTTCCTCACAAGTCACGCATATTACGAAAAAGTGGAAATGAAAGGCATTGAAATAAAGCCTACTGACTTCTTTGATAAACTGGACACGGTGCTTACACCCGAAGAAATTTCCGAAATAAAACTACACCTGATAAACAAACTGACCTGGTTGGGCTACATGATGAAAGATTATAAGAGCATGAGCGACGACTTTGGTCTGGCCATACTTGATGCCATCGACAACGAGGACAGTTTGAAACGCAAAGGAGCTGCCGGAGGTGGTAAATCTATCATCACCAAGGCCATTAAGCAGGTGAAACGCACGCTGATACTGAAAGCTGAAAAAGAGGATTGGTGCGAGGACAAACACCGGTACGAAAACTACAATGGCGAGCGCGTGATTGTGGCTGATGATATGCATCTGAAAAGCCGTATTGGAAATATGCTTACCGACTTTTCGGAGGGAATTGAGGTTAACCCGAAGCACAAGCGCCCGCGTAAGATTCCTTTTACTGAGAGCCCGAAAATAATTGTTACCCGCAATTATATTGATGACGAAGGCGAGCGCGTAGATAGGCGCCTGGGGCGTATGTTTGTTTTTCCTTTCTTCCATGATAACAAGGGCGGACGCCATAAGGATCGCCGCCGTCCGAATGATTATTTTGGTCGGATGCTTTTCCAGGACGATACAGAGGAAGATAAGAGCAAACTGGTTAATCTTTTCGCTTACTGCTATATGTCGAACCTCAAATATGGTGAGGTGAATCCGCCAATGTTCGATATGGAAAAATTCAGGATGATGAACCGCATCGGCGAGCCGCTGATTGAATTTCTTGATTTGTTTTTTGAAAATGGTCAGGGCTTTGGCTATATCGACCGGGTTCCATTTTTCACCGAATTTAAAGAGCGCATGCGCAACAACATGACTCCTTACCAGCGCACCAACGTTTACAGCAGCAGCCAGAAATTTAAGAACCTGGTGGAGTTATACTGCGAATTGCGCGGCTACATTTTTAACCCGGAGGAGGAAATTAATGATAAAAAACGCGGTCGCATTATCCAGAAATCTAAAACACAGACGAACGACAAAGGCGAATCTATTAGCACAGAGCATTTCTACATTATGCCAAAAGACACCACCGATGTAAATGTAGAATCGATTAAGGAATCGATTGCTGAATTGAAGAAAACAGCGGAGCAGATGGCGTTTGGGTTTGAGGAAGATGGTGGAGGGGAATTGCCATTTTGATATTAGAAATTGGAAATTAGAAATTAGAAATTTGAAATTATATGAGCAAATCGTACCTGATAATAAGAGTAATAGCCATACTGATATGGGCTATTTCTGTAATAATAATTTATTCTTTGAAGGTGGTTATTTGGCCGTTTAAAGTGGCCTATAAAAGAAAAAATGCACCAATTACAAAAATTTATACCGAACAAATTAAAGTACACTAATAACCAAAACACAAGAATAATGATAACAACAAAACAAATCATCATCATTACCGGAACTATTTTGTTTCTGGTCATTTCGGCGGTAGTTTACCTGGTAATTGAATACTATAAAATAAAACTCGCTTTTTACGAACATTTTACAATGTTGACAGGCATTTTCTTCGCCAGTTTTATTTTTTGTGCAAAAAAGTTAAACAAATGACTATTTACAATGACTAATGACTTAATGACTAATTTCTAAATAAATGCCTACTTACGAAGTCACCTACCGCACTACATTTAAGCTTGTCCGAAAAAAGCGGACAGTTACAAAGACCATTAAGGTGCAGGCCATTGGAGAGACGCATTTGCGCACGCAGATGGAGGAGTATGGCAGGAAGGTGGGGAAGTGGGTGGAGGTGGTTTTTTGGAGGGAGGTTTAATGGTCATTGGTCATTGGTCATTAGACATTGGTCATTGGTCATTGGTCATTGGTCATTAGAACTTAGAAATTTAAATAAGATAACTAATTAATATACAATATCATGAAACATCTAATAACCTACGGCACACACTTGCCACTTTTAACCAGGGCCTTGCTTGAGCAAAGTGGTCTAGTGGTTGAAATGGGCGGAGGGCTTTCGAGTACTCCGCTACTTAACCAGTTTGCCCGCACAGGGAGAAAAGTAATTACTTTTGAGAGTAATCCGGAGTTTTATAATACCATAAAGGAGCTGGAATGCCAAAACCACCGCATTGAGTTGGTGAATGACTGGAAGGATGTGCCTGCAATAGCTGCCTCCATTGTGTTTATTGACCATGCACCGGCTGAGCGGCGTATTGTGGACATTGCCAAATTTAAGCATGCGCTTATATTGGTAGTGCACGACTTTGAAAAAAAGGCTTACTATGGCTATAATAAGATTTTACCTCTCTTTAAATACGTGAAGGAATATACTTACTACCCAAAAACAACTGCAGTACTTTCGAATTTTGTGGATGTGACTGGGTGGGAGATGTGAAATTGTAACTGGATAAAGCTAAAAGCTAGCCAAGTAAGCATCCAGATTTTAGCTATAAACTTTAAAGGGCTTGCGTTTAGCTCATGTTATGGTTATTTACTGTTAAATTTTTGATTATGATATTCAATTTACAAACACCTGAAAATAGAGTTAATTTTGCTAAACTATTACTTAATCATGGTTTTAGAGATATAACTCATTATGTATACAAACGAGAAGGGCGATTTGTCATCTCAGATTATGCGTCGGAGTTAACTAAGCATTATTTCAAAAAAGGAAGATTACAAATAATATTTGATTGGGCGACTATAAATATTTATGGAAATGATTATCGTTTGGGACAGCATCATGAATGTAGCATTTCACTTAAAAAACTTTCTGAAATTACTGGAACTATTTACAAACCAAAATTTTATTATGTTCCTGGATATATTTATTCAAAAAAAATAAATAAACTTATGCCAAACTGCTTTGATAAAGCAATTATTGAAGGTTTCATTTATGGAGACTGTATTAGATTTCATGATGCAAATGATATTGATCGTAAAGGCACTTGTGGTATTAACGAGTTTCCAAAATGTTACGAAATCTAATTAACCATAACGATGGGTATTGGCTTTCGTTGCCGTTGCTCGATTAACCATAACAGATTATTAAACGATTAAAACTTAAATATATGAGTGAAGTTTCAGAAAAGCCACAAGGCAATGAAGTTAATACCGTGTTACCCACTGTTTATGTAGTTATTAAGTGTGGGTATGAAGGTATAGAACAACTTGTTTACGCCACTTTAAACGCTGAAGAAGTAACTGAAAAAGTAAAAACTTTGCGGGATGAAATTTTGAGTGCAAAAAGTAGGATGAATAAAATAAATGAAGAATTTGGAGAGGAAGAAGATGAAGACTATAATACCCATTATGATAGGATGCAAATAAGCGGTGAAATTACATGGGAAGAGTATTCAATGGCTAAATACAGTAATCCCAATGCCTATTGCGCTCAAAAGTGGAATGGTAAAAGTTTTGGGTGTGCGTGTAAGGAATTGAATTGCGAACCTGATGAAATGTGGCTCATGTAAATAGTGGGTAACGTTAGGGCTATGTGCAGTAGCCCTTGTAAAAACTTTAAATACTGCACTAAACTTAATTGGGCAATTGCATATAGCCTGTGTTATGCCCCGTTTTTATTCTTTATTTTATGAAATTTGATTTAATTACAAACAAAGCTGAACGACAAGGCGAAATAAACCCAAATGACGAGTTTTATACACCAAACTATGCAATAATTCCATTGCTAAAATATTTAAAACCGAATAGTAATGTATGGTGTCCATTTGATACAACAGATAGTAATTTTGTGAAACTATTAGTAGCACAAGGACATAAGGTTTTAAATACGCACATTGAAAATGGATTTGATTTTTTTGAAATGGAAGTGCCACAATGCGATTACATTATTTCAAACCCACCTTACAGTCTTAAATTTGAAGTGTTTAAAAAACTATTTGAAATAGGTAAACCTTTTGCAATGCTTGTTGGTGTAGTTGGCTTATTTGAAAGTGCAAAACGTTTCAATTTATTTAAAGAAAACAAGTTTGAAATAATGTACTTTGATAAACGAATAAGCTATTTTAAAAGCTATACAGACCCAAAACCGAGCTTAAACCCTCCGTTTTCAAGTGTGTATGTTTGCAATGGAATACTCCCAAATCAAATTACATTTGAGGTTATATCGAAGGCTTCTTAAATGGGGCATAACGGTGGTGTATATGAGCAGGTTTGCCTTACAGAATGTTTCAAATTACCGATAAACTTAATGGCAAACTTGCTTATATACCGTGTTATAAGTAGTTGCGGTTTATTTAGCATAAACTTAAATATGGAGAACGAAAAAAACTTTTATTAAAATGAGCGAAGGAAAAAGAAAATTATTATTTGGTGATTGTTTAGAACTGATGAAACTGATACCAACAGGTAGTGTGGATTTAGTCGTAACAGACCCACCATACGAAATTGAAGATATGAAACCATACTTTGCAGAAATGCTTAGATGTTTGAGTAAAGATGGTTCAATTTATGTTTTTGGAAATAAGAATATGATTGCTGAACATTGGTTTTCTCAAATGAAAATTGATAAAAAGGAATTACTTATTTGGCACTACAAAAATTCACCAAAACCAAAGGGTAGATGGAGAATGAGTATGCAACCAATAATTTACGGATATAGAGGTAATTCAATTTTTAATGAAGATGCAGTAAGAGTTGAATACAACGAAAGCACAAAGAAACTGAATGGTAGAATAAGACCATCAAGCGGTAGAATGGATAAATGCAGTGCTTATGATACTTCAAAAGGTGCTTTACCAAGAGATGTAATTGAAAGACCAGCATTGCTCGGACACTTATCAAAAGAACGCACAGGACACCGTGACCAAAAACCACTTTCAATTATTACTGATTTGGTGTTAGCATCGAGCAATGAAGGACAATTAATTTTAGACCCTTTTGGCGGAAGCGGAACAACGGCAGAAGTTTGTTTAAGAACCAACAGGCAATTTATAACGATGGAATTAGAACCAAATAATTTTGAAAAAATTAAAGTGCGGTTGGAAGATTTTAATAAAAGTTTTTCGCCCGAAACTCCATTTGAAACGGAATGGTAGCAATTACTTATAACATCTGTATATACGCAACTTATCCGTTTTTAACCGTTAAAAACGGATAATTAATTAATAGACAAGTATACCAAAACTCAAATATACAAAAGACAATAACTAAAAATTTAGTTTTCTATTTATTTGATTTTAAATTGTTTGAATGAATCCTGCTTTTTTGGGCAGGATTTTTTATTTATAAAAACATTTTGTCTATTTTACTTTACTATTAAAAAAAATATAAAACCTCAATTTATTATAATTTTTGTTATTGTCAACTTTATAGTAAAATACCTATTTAACTATCTTATTTTTAATACTTTAATCCGGTTGACAAAAATTAAAAAAAACACAAAATTTTTGTTATTGAGTTTGTTATTTTGGTTTTTCGCCTGATTTTATTTGTTATTAATACTTTACATTTTAAAAAAATAACAAAAAGTTGACAAATCCGTAACAAAAATGGGTAAATGTGATGGTAACCGAGTGGCAGTGCAGCTTATAGCGTTTTATAGTGCTTTTTATACATCTGTAACTTATTATATGTTAATTGGTTACCAAGTTGACAAAAATTTAAAAAAAAGTCAACAACCTGGGTCAGACACTTTTTTAAGCAGTATAGAAAAATGACAATAACAGTTTATTAAATTATAATAATACTTTACAAAATGAAATGTAATTACAATACGTTTAATATGTATTGATGAATGGACAAGAATTTGGTTGACAAAATTAAAATTTGAACATAATACAAATCTGTTCCAAAAGTCGATAAAATTACGTAACTTTGTGAAAACTAACATTATGAACGCAATTGTTAAGATAAATTTGAATATTTTCCAGGAGAAATTTATTCGTAAGGAATTTGATTGTTTAACAGGACCGGTTAAAGTTACCCGGACAAGCGATATTGGTAAATTTATTTACTCTACTGTTCAGTGGACTAAAGAAAGGCCTTTGGATGATGATAAAGTATTATCTATTATTTTACCTGATAGTAATTCAATGCATCCGGAATTTTTTTGGGCTTATTTAACAAAGGAGCGAGAAAAATGGATATCCGATTTTATTCAGAGTAGTTTCAATTTAAACCTGGATTTGTTTTTTGCAAAAGGGTATCGACAGAATTACCGGCAAAAAGACATTGCTAACGCATTTATTTATCATTATGGTCTACCAGATAATATGGAAACCTGGGAAATGATTTTGAAACGTGATTTTAGAAAAAGGAAAAATATCAGGAAAATAATTGCAGAAAATATCCTAAAATAATTCAAAAAAAGTTGTCTATGAATTGTCCGATTTTGAAATATTCTAACGTATAATATATGACACAATGATTGAATCGACAGAAAAATTAAGAAAGATTGTTTCGGTATTTTGGATAGATGCCGATGTAATAGATGAGATAGTTGAAAATGGTCAGGAGGCATCCATCAGTCTGATAGATGACAATGAATTTGAGCAAATAAAATTCACCGAAGCAAACTACAATGAAGATGCAAGCGATACCGCCAATGGTATTTTGTATCAGCAAAAGTTAAACATGGTGCTTGCCGGTGACGATAAAACCGTTCAACAGGCATTAATTGACCTCGAAGTTTCGAAGCCGGTTTTTAAAATTGAGTACGACAATGGCGATATGAAACTGATAGGTGATAAGGAGAATTATTGCAAGGTTATCACTCCATTTTCATCAGAAAACTTTGTAACAAAAAACGAGTTAAACATAACACGTTCAAGCAGTTGCAAGGCTTTTTTTATAGCTTTATAGTCCTTTCTATCCTTAACTAATCATTGTTTGTTTGCTGAAAATAGCAAGCAACAATGAATTATCGTCTTACCTCTACCATTTTAAAATCTGTTTGGGCCATTGAACCACGTGCCGCACTGGCGCATGGTTCAATGCTTTCTGTTTTGTTTTCGGAAACAGGAAAGGCCCTGGAAAGAGAAGAATACCCACAGGCATATGCTATTGAAAAGGCAGGCGCCGCCCGTTCATCGGTAAGCGATGCAAATCCGGGGAGCGTGGTCATTGTTCCTATTATTGGCGAATTGATGAAATATTCGCAGGAATGCGGACCTATAGGTACTCAGGAAATAGGCATGCAAATACAACAGGCAGATAACAATCCGAATATCAGCGCTATTATTTTGCTCATTGATTCTCCGGGTGGAACCGTCGACGGCACCGAAGCGCTTGCCAATATTGTAAAAAACACCAAAAAGCCCATTATTGCCTTTATTGATGGCATGATGTGCAGCGCTGCATTATGGATAGGTACCAGCGCAGACGAAGTGATAGCTTCCACGCCAAATGATGAAATAGGAAGCATTGGCGTTATGGTACAGTTTGCCGATATGCAGCCATTGTGGGAGCAAATGGGCGTAAAATTCCACCGCATACGTGCCGACCAGAGTAAGGATAAAAACGAAGTTTTCTACAAAGCGCTGGAAGGTGACTACGAATTGATAAAAAAAGAAATGCTGAACCCTCTGGCAGATGCTTTTATTAATGCTGTAAAGGCCAACAGGCCAAAGGCAACAGAAAAGCAGATGACCGGTAAAGTATTTTTTGCCAAAGATATTACAGGCAGCCTGATTGATGGAATAGGCACTATGAACTATGCCATTGAGCGCGCGCTTGCCTTAGTAAAACCAACAGTAAAAACAATTAAAATTTAGAAAAATGTTTGAAAAATTCTTAGCCTTTTTGGGAATAAAAAGCGCGCAGATAGTTGATGGAAAAGCATCTTTCGAAATGACCGAGGAGCAGATTAAGGCTTCCGGAGAAATCATTAACGAAAGAGATAAAGCCATTGCAGAAGTTGCACGCTTAACCGCCGATCTGGAAGCTGTACAAAGTGTGCTTGCAGAGACACAAAGGCAATTGGATGCTGTAAATGCACAGAATAACCAATTGACCTCGGAAAATACACGCCTTACCGGCGAGTTAGAAACGCTTGGTAACCAGGCCGCCGCTCAGACTGCTACTATTAAAACCAGTAGCAATGCAGTGAAGACACAGGATGCAAGTCCGTGTGTGACTTCGGAAAGTAATGATTTCCTTACCAATTTAAGGAATGTAAAAGAAGCTTATTTATAATCACCTTTTAATATAAAAAAATGGCAACAGTTGATATAAGCGGGCTGCAGAGAGTAGCCAATACTTATCAAAGAGATATCCAAATGCTTCCTTACGCGGTGATGGCCGTAGTACTTGGACAGCACGGAATTACTCTTTTCCCTGGTATCCAAAATGAGCATACCATTGTTTCTTTCCTACGTAAGCAGGGTGTAGCTAAGCCTTACGCTCCTGGTATTAATATTTCTGATTCTGAAGCAGGAAAAATGAAGGAAAGTAAATTGAAGGTTGAAACAGCCTACGCGAGTATTTCTGACAATATCAAAAACTACAAGGCAGTGGTAATGATTACTCCGGAGGAAATGCTTGGATCCAACAAAACAAAAAAACATCCTTTTGAAGCTGAATTAATGATGGCTGTTGTTCGCACATTTGGTGAGGACATACTTGATGCATTGTTTAATGCAGAAAGAGACGTTGCTGATGAATCTCCACTCGGTTTGTTTGATGGTTTTGAAACAAAAGTAAAAGCAGCAGTTCAATCCGGTGAAATTGCAACAGGAGAAGGTAACCTGATTGATTCAGGAGCATTTGATGCACCGGCAAATGATACCGATACTGAGGCATATATTAACCTGAGAAACTGGTTAAGACAAGCTCAGAAAGATTTATTGAAAAGCTCTCCTTATCTCTATTTACCCGATCAGGTATTTATTAATGTAATTGATGCTTTCAAAAATAAAACTTCAAATAAGGCTGCTACTTTCATCGATATGCAGGAATATTTGAATAAAGGCGAAGGTTTGAACAGCAATATTCGTATCGTGCAAAGTTCTTATATGGGCAATGGAGATAGAATTTATCTTTCTGCACCCGGAAACATGGACTTCGGTATGAATACGCTTGGAGATGAAACTTTCTTCGAAGTGAACAGGCTGGATAAGGATAGAAATAAAATCAACTATTGGATTCAGGCAGAATATGGAACCAGGTGGAGGCAACATCATAAAAAAATGTTCCTGACAAATACAGGTTCATTGACTGCTAACCAACTATCTGGTGACTATAGCTAGAAAATTTAATGTAGAGGGCTCATCACCCTCTGCTTTTTTAAACTCATAAAAAATACATATCATGAAAAAATATTTGATAGCAATTTTTGTCATCCTGGTAGCGTTTACGGTTGCTTATTTTGATTTTGGAATCATTGGTACCGCTGTCAGTTTTGCAGCATTGCCATTAATCCCTTTGGATTTTGATGGTGATGATAATCTTCCTGGGGTTGCTCGTGCGTATGTTATTCTGGTTGATGATTTGGAGGTGGAAGCAAAACCGGTATCAAATCCGGCTACGGCTTTAGCTGCTTTGCAAATTGTTGGCAATCATATACCTAAGACAGCAAAATACTGGATTAAAATGTATAGTACCCAGGGTAAAGGTACGCTAAGCTTTACGGCTGAAGGTGGTAGAGACTTTGAGAACTTCTCAATTGCCGGTCTGCTATTCCACCCATCCACAAAAGACGATGCACTTGCATTGGCCAGCGCTTTACTCGGAAGAGACCTGATAATTCTAATTGAGGAAAATTCTGAAAGTGCAAACTTTAAGCAGGTAGGTACCGTAAAATTACCGGCACGCTTAGTTTCTTCAGGAGACTGGGGCACTGAGCTGAACGGTGAAAAAGGTATTACATTCACAATACAAGCCTTCCACGGTAAAAAAACACCGTATTTATATGCAGGAACTATTCCATTGGCAGCTGATGAAATAGTAAGCTAATGGCAGGTTGGAAAACATATTTCATCATATCGGGGTGTACAAGGTTTGTACTCCCTGGTATTGGTGAAATAAACGCCAATAATGAAAACATGGCGATTGAAAAACTGGAAAAGGCTTATGAACGGAAATGCCCTTACGTAAGTCTGACCAAGGAAGGATGTGAAAAGTACGAACCGAAAAAAGAACCCATCCAGGTGAAAAAGTTAACAACCGATGAACCGGAAGGGGAAAAAAAGAAAAACAAAAAATATTTTAATAACGAAAAGCCCTAAACAGGGCTTTTTTAATACCCAAATCGATGAAAATACTTGTATTAATTACCACCTACAACAGACCAGAGAGTTTGTTAAGACTTTTACAGGAACTGAATGAAGATGTTTACTCAAAAAAACTTCATTTATTGATTTTTGATGATTGCTCCACAGAAAATTATGACGAAATTCATAAATACCTGACTAAAAACTTCCTATTTGATTATTTTAAAAATGAAGAAAACGGAGGCCGTGAAAATTACTGGAAGTTGGTTAATGCTGCCTTTAATGAGGTAAAAAATCATTCGTTTGATTATTTTATGATGATACCTGATGATGTGCAGATAGTAGATGGTTTTATTCATAAAGCTATAACACAATGGGAGGCGATAAAAGATGAAAAATTAAGCTGCCTGAATCTGCTGAATGATTATTCGAGGATAAACACATCGTGCTGGACCGGCACACAGCCTAAAATTGTATACTTCAATGGCAATCCTGTATATTCCACAGGATGGATTGATATGTGTTTTATGGCTAAAAAGCGGTTTTTTGAAATTATTGATTATTCAGTATACCAGGTTGAGCGCATGTACCAGGTAAATAAGCAACTAAGCTCAGGAGTTGGAGCACAATTGTCAAGAGAAATAATTAATTCAGGACATTCAATTTACCAGATAGCAAAGAGCCTGCTTATACATGGTAATCATGAAAGTAAGATGCACCCAACCGAAAGAATTAATCACCCGCTCATTACAAATCACGAAAAAGTGACGGCAACAATGGCAGCAATACCTTCGCGCATTGATTCATTAAAAGAGGTGGTAAATTCACTGATTAACCAGGTAGATGAGTTGTGGATATACCTTAATAATTTTACCTACACACCTGATTTTCTATTTCATCCTAAAATTACTTTTTATCATTCTGCTGAGGAAATTGGCGATTTGGGAGATGCAGGGAAATTTTATAAAGCTCAATTAATTGAAGGATATCACCTTACCACTGATGATGATATTATTTATCCGAAAGATTATGTAAAAAAGGCAATTGAAGCTATTTTATATTATGATAAAAAGGCAGTCATTTCCTTTCATGGTCGAAAATTTATTAAAAAACCGGCTGTAAGTTATTACCGTAGTGCGGAGGTGAAAATTGGATGCATGTATAATCAAACTAAAGATGTTGAGGTTGATATTCCCGGAACCGGAGTGATGGCCTATCATACTGATGCCATTCAATTTGCCATAAAGGATTTTGAGGCGTCGAACATGGCTGATATTTGGGCAGGAAAGAAGGCCAAAGCGCTGAATGTACCTGTAATGGCTATTAAACACCGTGCCAACTGGATAAAGATGTCGAAAAGTATTAACCATGCAGATACTATTTACGCAAATTGCTCACGGAATGATAGTTTTCAGACAGAGGTATTAAATTCATTCATTTAGTCCTTTGGCAATTGCCATTTTAACAACAGATTTGTGCTCTCATTTATTCAAAAAGTAAATTATAAACCAATGGAAGAATTAAAAGCATGGCTACAAAGTAAAAACTACCAGGAAGGCATTAAACTGCTTGAAAAATACAGCAAAAACAAGACTGAAACTGAATTCCTGTCAAAAAATAGCAATAATCCACAAAAAATGCATCTAAGCATGATGCAGAATAGGATTGTGAATATTATTCGAATTTTGTCGCAGTCTGGAATGAAAACTGAGGTAAAAGCAGCAATTGAAATTCAAAAACCGATTGCTGTAAAGAAAATTCACTATTCAGAAGTTGAAAAACAGCTCGAAAAGCGTAAAGAGTTGACAAATAAACTACTTTCTTATAAATGGGAGGATTTAAGCCAGAAAGAGCAGGAATATTTTGGCAATGAGCAGGTATTTTCGGGAAAAAAGGAGTTATTAATCGCCAATTCAAAAATTGAAAGTGAATTAAAGAGCCTTCATGCATCGCTCCAACATGCAAAAACTGATAAGGAGCGAAAGGATATTGCCGATAAGCTGGTAAGCTTGCAAAGCGAAAAAACTCAAAACTGGAAAGTGATTGATAATTTTGAAATTACTTCAATTAATAAAGAAGAAAAGCAGGATAATACAAATGAAAAATTTGAACTACTGCAGAAAAGAAATAATTTACGTAGCCAACGCGCCAAACTGAAAAAAAAGATTGAAAATACAGAGCATCCAAATTATCAGGAATGGTTAAATAACTATAACCAGGTAGTCAAAGAGCTCGAAGAGATTGAAAAGGAACTCTAAGGTTTGGGTTTATTGATTAGTTAGTTTTTTTTTGAGCCGGGAAACCGGCTCTTATTCTATGTACCAATGAGAAAAGTAACACTACAGAAGTTTATAGACCAATTTAATGGGAAAAATGTTGAATTTACCAATTTTGAAATTGAGCACAGGGACCGCATGTTGAAAGTTATGGAAATTATAATAAATGATTTTACCATTACAGATAAACAGATATACGATATCATAAAAAAAGATTATAAATGTACTTATCCTATTGTTTTGCAGGATATCATGGTTGCTCAAAGGCTAATTGCTAACCAGATAAACCCAAAAGGAGATCCGCATAAAATATGGATTCGTTACCTGGTAGAACAGGGAGCAAAAAGAGCCATGCAAATGGCGGAAGAAAAAGGAGATTCGAAAGCATATGCTTATGCAAATGGAATTTTGGGTAAATACCACATGGCCGATAAAGAGGACGTTGTTATTCCAGACTATTCAGAAATTACACCATTTCTGCCGGTTATCACATCAGATCCAAAAGTGCTTGGTATTGAATTGCCAGAAGATTTTGAGCGGAAGAAAGCTGCTCTACGCAAAAAATATGATGCAGATTACCAGGCATTTGTTAGAAAGATGACCATTCAGGAAGCAGAAATAATAAAGGACGAAGATGAAGACTAAAGAGGTTTATTTCAATCGGGCACAACAGTACCTTATGGCTTTGTCTGTGCGTATTTTATATGTAATTGCTTCCAGGCGTTTGGGAAAAACAGAGGGTATTATCATGCCTACACTTTTGCGAAATATTCAGCAAATGCCACGCGGTCAGCATGCTTTTATCGCTTCTACTTACAAGCAGGCACTTACCAGAACTATTCCGGGCATTTTGCATGCGCTAAAAAGGTTAGGATATAATGAAGGAATGCACTATTTTGTTGGAAGAAAAGCCCCTGATAAGATGGGTTTTTCTTTGCCATATATTGAGCCAAAAGACTGGAGTCATTATATACATTGGTACAATGGAAGCGTAACACCAATTATTTCGCAGGATGTGCCTTATTCTTCCAATTCATTATCATTGAGCTCAGTAATTGCCGATGAGGCAAAAACATTAAGCGAGCCTAAATTGATAGATGAAACATTGCCGGCAATAACACCAATGGTTTATTTCCAAAACTGCCCGTGGGATGGTTCACAGACTTATGTATCTGATATGCCAACGGCAAAATCAGGCCTTTGGTTGCTGAATAAGGAAAAGCAGATGGATAAAACCATCATTGAAGTATTGGAAGGATTGATTGTTGAATTGTACAATTTAAAACAAATCAGCACGGATAGTCTTCATTACAGGAAAAGAATTAAAGAAATGGAGAATGAAATTGCTTTTTTCAGGAAGGAAGCAATTTTATTTGTTTATTTCTCAATACTTGAAAACCTTGAAGTTGTTGGAGAGCAATATGTAAAAGACAGATATCGCGATTTGCCATTGAGCAAGTTTTTAACTTCAATAATGTCTTATAAATTAAAGTTTACTGAGGGAGGATTTTACGGTGCCTTATCCGAAAAACTATATTATTCTGCTTATGATATTACTTTCCTGGAGCGTTTTCGTAAGAGCGATGGCTCAATTAATTACGAGGAAGCGAGCCGCACAAAGTTTAATTGTAAACAGGATGTGGATATTAACTTATCTCAGCCATTGTATATTGGATGTGATACCAATATTGCAGTTAATGGAATAGTGGTGGGGCAGCCTGATTATTCAAAAGGATTATTGAGAACCATCAATGTATTCCAGGTAAAAGGCGGGCGTATGCTTCCAGAAGTATGTGAGGAATTATCAGAATACTATCAGCCATTACCACACAGGAATATAGTTTTCTATTTTGACCATACATTTCTACAAGGAAGATCTGGGATAAGTACAGAAAGATTCAATGAGACAATTATCAGAGTACTTACGGCCAAAGGATGGAATGTATTTGCTGTTTACATAGGTAATGCAATGGAGCACAACCTTAAGCATAAGGAGATAGACCAGGGAATGAAAGGACAAAAGAATCTTAAGCCATTATTCAATAGACATAATTGCGCTGACCTAATTGATGCAATGGAAAAGACTACAACTATTATCACATCAAATGGATGGGGTAAAGATAAGCGTGACGAGAAGTTACCAGACTCAGAGGATGATCCTGTTGAAAAACGTACACATATCACTGATGCATGGGATACTCTTTATATTGGTTGTAGCATCTATAGGTCAGACCATATAGCGTCAGGCATCAGCACAAGCATGAAGATGTAATAAACTTACAATCATTTAGTTAATTATTTAATGCGTTATCATATAACGCATTTTTTTTTAATGGAAATTGCCGTCCGCGACAGGGCTTGGCGCGATTCGGAGTATGAAAAATGTTCTTTTTTATCAAATATCCACTATTACCAACCTGTTAACCAATTATATAACAGCATTTTATATTTATTTAGACAAAATAAAAACAATAATCTACACGCATAAAAATTTATTGTCCTTTCTTACTCTCTTTTGTTGATACAAATTTGCTTATGATTAGTTACAGCGATATGATTTTGCAGGCACAGGATAATAAACCTCACGATTTTATTTTTGTTGCAAAAGGTAACGAAAGGCGTGGAGGTGGTTATATCGCTTCAATGAAAAATGCGGTGGTAACCAGCTCATTTCACGAAGCAAGTACATTCAATATCATGTCATTAACTAATAACCAGGTTCGTAAAATCTATTCAATTCTGATATTAGAATTTGACAACAAAAAAGTAATCTACTAATGGAAATAAATAACAACGATACCGAGGCAATTATCTCAACAAAGGCAGCATACTTACCAGGTGCGAAAGCAGCTGTCACCTTCTCAAAGGATTTTTTTTACGAGGATAAAGATATACAGCCACGTGTATTACAAGGCAGTAAGGAAAGTATAAAATTCATCCCGTGGGGATCGGATAATACCTATCCCAACAATGTTATTCAAATAGTTGAAAAAAACCCGGTGGCAAGTACCTTACTTGATTTTAAAACTGATTTGGTTTACGGTTCCGGCTTCAAATTAGGCCAGATGGTTGAAGGCAAATTTGTTGAATATACCGAAGAGGAATTGGAAGGCGATGAGAATCTTAGAAAAGTAAAAGAATTCTTTGAAGATAATAACTTAAACCTACAACTATCAGAATCATTTAATGATATTAACTGGTGGTCAACCAGCCCTATTGAGTTAATTTTAAATTTAAAAGGGACTGCAATTGCTGAAATAAATACCAAAGAAATGGTATTCTCCCGTTGGGAGGAAATGAATGATGCAGGCCAGATTAAAAATCACATCTACTATGCAAAATGGGAGAAACCAAATGGCGACGATTATGTAATTACTCCCGTACTCGATTTCAAAAAACCTCAGCTCGATTTACAGCGACGTATGGGCATTAAGCCATACACTGATGGGAAGTTAAACGCTACAGAAGAAAGGCGCTTCATTTACCCAATAAGTTTTGCCAGCCCGGCACGAAAATACTATCCAATGCCTGCATGGCATTCAATAATTAAATCCGGATGGCTGGACTTTGCTAATGCAATACCTGTTTTCAAAAAAGCACTGATGACCAATATGATTAATGTGAAATATCACATTGAAATCAGCATGGATTATTTCCCTCGCATTTTTGCCGAGGAAGGTATTAACACTCGTGATGCGAAAAATGAGCGGATAAAAGCTGAATACAAAGCCATTCAGGACTTTCTTACAGGTCAGGAAAATGCTGGTAAACCAATCATTACCTATTTCAAAATGACACCAGATGGAAAGGTAGACATACCAGATATCCGTATTCATGTTATTGATAACAAGGTAGGTGGTGAGTATAACGAAGATAGCCAGGAGGCGAGCGCCATGACTTACACCGCTTTTCGTGTTCACCCGAATGTTATTTCCGTAATCCCATCGAAAACAAACACCAATTTATCAGGCTCCGATAAACGCGAGTTACTCCGTATTCATCAGACATTTACCATTCGTACACGTAACGAATGGTATAGCCTTTTGAAAATGGTAAAGAAAATTAACAAGTGGCCTCCACAGCTGGTTATTACCATTCAGGATGTTATACTTACTACTTTGGATCAAGGCAAAGAAACTCAAACTATTGTACAATGAGAACGTTATTTACAACAATAAAAGAAGTACACGAGTATGTAACCGTGGATGTGTCTGCAAAATTTGACACCATCAACCCCTACTTAATTGAAGCGCACAAGTTTGTTCTGAAAGGGATGGACAATAACACTTTCATTTCATTGCTCGATTATGTAGAGGATGGAGCCACAGGCAACGAAGATTTAAGCGAGCTACTTACCTATGCACGCCGCACACTGGCCAATTTTGCCTACGCTATAGCTACTAAGCGCCTCGGTATTTACGTAGGAGAGAATGGCATCATGGAGTTTTCAAACTCTAACCTTCAGCCATTACCGGATGAGCGGTTGAACTCAATTAAAAGCGAGTTCTTTTCTTCCGGGTACAATGCTCTGGAAATGCAAATTCTATTTATCCAGGAGAATAAAACCGTTTTTGCTGATACTTATTCCTATCTTTTCGATAATACTTTCTTTGTTTCCACAGCAAAAGAAATGAACGACTTAATTTACACCGAGGTACTTAACCGCGATTTCTTCGAGATGCGTGCTAACATGTATCTAATAGAACTTAAAATTAAGGAAATAACGGGTGCCACCGTATTCGACGAACTAAAAGCCGTGCAGGACGATAGCCCATCAGCTGAACAACAGGCCATGCTCGACCTGATTAAACCTGCCGAGGCCTGCCTGGCTTTCGGGAAAAAGTTCGAGAGTGAAGAGCACCAGCTAAATGGCACCAGCCTGTTGGAACAATTAAGAATTTACATAGCCAGCCTGTCAGGCACGCCAATAGAGCGATGGGACAATCAAGATAAAACTATTTATGTTTTCAAATGACCAGATTAGAAATCAACGAAACCCTTTACCTGCTTCCATCAAAATGGAATGAGCTAACTCGCGAACAATTGCTTGAGTTTTGCCGCATTCAGTTGCTCGAAACTACCGAAGATTATCGCAAATTTCTGATGCTAAGCCATCTTACAGGATTAAAATTTAAGCAATTGGAGGCCATACCTGGCGGTGCATTGCCTCGCGTAATGTCGTGCCTTAACTTTCTTTTTCAGGATATCTGGTTAACCATCAATTTATTCGGAGATATTGGCGCCATGAAAAGCCCTGAGCCTGCGCTCACAAACTTTACTTTTGCGCAGTTCCTTGGCGAGACTGAGCCTTATTTTTATTCCATTCAAACAGGCAAATGGAATGATGTGGACAATCTAATTAACTCCATGTATAATTTTAATGGGCCAGCCGAAAATAAAAAGATAATCAGCGCCATGACTGATGCTGAAAAGCTGGCCATTATGACATTTTATAATGGGTGCAGCAATTTCATTAAGAAAAAATTTCCTGCAGTATTCACCAAATCAGAAACCAAAACAAAACCCGATGGACTTGAATTCGTCAGGCTGGTTAATTCGCTAAACCTTAACGATGTATCAAAAAATGAAGCTATTAAAAATTCAAACCTGTACGAAGCATTGACCTTCCTACAGGGTATAATTAATAAAAACGTAGAAAAAAAACGCGCATGACATTTCTTATTCTCCTGGTCGAACAATCCACCGATGCCATTGCCATCACCAATGTAATCATGTCAATTATTGGCACCATTGGAGGCGTTGGATTGCCTATATATATTGCAGTTTCAAACAATTCAAATAAGAAAAAAGAGATTGAACTAAAAGAAAAAATTGCGAAAAGCGAGGAAAAACAGAATAATAAGCTGGATGAAAAATTCAATATCATCATTGAGCGCCAGGTTCAGAACGACGACACCATGAATCGCTTTGAAAAGCTGCTGCAAAATCATCTGAATGAGGACTATCTTGAGAAGGATATAAAAAAGGTTACCATCGATGTGGTTGCCAATGTCAATAAGGACAATCCGATGATTCCTGATGAGCATAAATCAGTCATATCCTACTGGGGAAACCTGATTGAAAAGCTGGCCAATAATTATTTTAAAAGCCCTCAGCGAAAACAATCGAAGCGACTTCGCGAAAAAATTTTGCTCGAATTGAAACGCGAAATGATGGCCAAGTTTGAGAACTATCTCGACAGTGAATTTGTATCCATTAAAAATTTCATGAACACGCCGGTTAAGCTGAAAGATTTCATGGTAAAACGAGACATTTACCGCGGCTTCGAAAAGCTGATTGATGCGCTGGAAATAAATGGAAAAACAAACGATGAGATACTTGAGCTATTTTCTGATCAGGTAGACCTATTCTGCTTCAATTACATGAAGATGTTGGGCACCTGGAATGAATTAAAAGAATGGGATGGTTCAACAGGACAGCAAAGCGGATTTGCCAAAAATTATAAAGACTTTGACTAATGAGCTGGAAAGATTATTTCATTAAGAAACAGGAACCGGAACCGCCTCGCAAGGATAAATTAAAACTTATCCGCGAAAGTGATAACGATGCTCACAAGGATATGCCAAAACTAATTCTTGATGGCTCCACCATCACCATTAAAGGAAAGGCAATTCCGGAGTTCCCTCATAAATTGTGGCCTCCATTGCTCGAAGAAATTGACATTTTCATGTCGAATAAAAAGGATGTGATTGTTGAATTTGAAATAGACTATTTCAATTCAGGCTCATCACGCTATGTTACCGGCATGTTCTTAATTTTTCAGGACCATTACCCGGAATGCAAAACTACCGTTAATTGGTATATCGATGAGAAGGACGAAAAGCACGAAGCCAATTTCGAGATCATACGCGACAGCCATCCAAAGGTTAAAGTGAACTTAATTGTACGGCAATGAAAGATGCACCTGCTATAATTGCTCTGCTTTGCGTGGTTGGAATGGCTATTTACGTTATTTACAATATTTATTTAAATTACAAAAAAGGTAAAAATGGACCTAAATAACTATTTCAAAACACTGGCAGAGGAGCACGTATTAATACAGCACTCCGAAGAAACACCCGCTTTCTTTCGCGAGTATGCCTCTGCTCGTATATTGTTGGATACCGATTTTCATAAAAATCTCCGCAATTGTTCCGATAATATCCTTATCAGCCAATTCAACGACGATGGTACTTTGCCATCGCCAAACATAGATTTTAAGAGACAACAACTTACCGGTACGCTTTATATTGCCTCGCGCATACAGGAATCGGATATTGAAGCCGCACGCCTGGTGGCACGTTCCATCCGCGACGATATTTATGCACGCTTCGAGCGCGATATCAGAGAGGAAACCATAATGAAAGGATACGTAGTACGCGCTATCAGTCCGTTTACCATTGGGCGCTTTGCCGATAACTTCTACTGCATGGCGCTTAATATTTCTTACGAAGAAAAATACGCGCCCACCTATAATCAAAATGTTTGGGCACCAAATATCAGCTAATGACCATCGACCTACAGGATAGCAAGTACAGTGTCGACCTGGTAAAATGGGCCGAAATAGTCATTGAAAAATGGGAGTTCAATATTGTGCAGAAAAACCTCATTTACAGTGGCGATTTGCTCCGTAGTTTTGAACAATCAGTCACATCAGAAGCCGGAGGAAACGCCGCACTCATCTCCTTTGCATTTAAATACTATCTCCGCATGCTCGACATGGGCGTAGGCCGTGGCTCTCCAATAGGCTCCAACGATGGGCGCAAGCGTTACAAAGTTTATACTTTCACACTCTACAAAGAATTTTATCGCCTCAGCGAACTACTCGCTGAAAAGTACTCCAATAAAGGCGCCGCCATGATAGCAGCAGGATTTGGTGATGAATTGAGTGAGAGGGTTAATTAACTGTCCTTTTTAACTATATCCATCCTACACATCTTTGCCAAATAATAGTCATTGTCCAATGACCAATATCTAATGACCAATGACTAATGACTAATGACTAAGAAAATGGCAACAACATTCCAAAAACTCCCTAACGGTAACGTGCAAATGGTAGTAAACGACAAAACCTACTGCCTGCCACCCGACCGCGCCATCCTAAGCAAAGATGATGATGATGTAGAATTTATCCGTATTAACGTGCCAGACTTCTCCGAATTTCGCATCAGGCATTCGGAGGTAACCATTCCTGACTACGAAACCAGGGACGAGCTGTACGATGCCCTGAAGCAAAGTTTTTTTTTTAGGTTAAGGCCACAGACCAACGCCGAAAACAGTTACCTGTTTGGCGATGTAGCCGGTGGCAATTATCTTGAAATAAAAGTGAATGGAGTATTACGCTTTCATGGAGAGGCACGCCCGTGGGAGGATTTCAGTATAGCACTTACCCGTAGCAAGCAGGGAATAAACGACAAACCAGATTACGATTACAACGAGCTGGGCCTGCTTTTCCCTCAAAACGATATAAATGAAGTAATCAATTTTGTTGTGCAGATGATGCATAAGCAGGATGTTACAGTAAGCATCTACCTGCATTGCCATTATAGGCAAACATCGGAAAATCAGCCTGTAATGGCATTGCTATATCGCTTGTATAACAATGGCGATCATATACCAACCGATTGGATTACTCTAAAAACATCAGATACCGGAGGCAGCAAAGGAGTATTGCCATATGTTGATGGAAGCATTCTGCAAATAGCAACCTTTCCACCAATCCAGGCAATTTTAAATCAGAAAATATCAGCAAATCTCGACGTTAAGTTCTATCGCGATGATAATATCGTTACCGGAGATGTACTTGCAAAATATGTCGATTTCCATTTTCAGTCAGATTCTTTAGGCAGTGACACCCCATTCGAAAAATACTAATTTCCAATTTCTAATTTCTAATTTCTAATACACCAATTTCTAATTTCAAATTTCCAAAACATGGCAGACGTAGTAGGAACCGCAAAAGTACGAGTAGATGGCGCCGACGCATCTCAGGAATTAAACAAGCTCGAAAAGCAGGCCGTAGAGCTAAAAAAGCAACTGGTAGACCTAAAAAAGCAGGATTTACTCGATAATAAAAAAATTAAGGACGTACAATCGCAGTTGACAGCCGTTAACAAAGAAATAAAAGGCGTAAAAGACCAGACAGTCAGTTATCAAACGGTACTTAAAAACCTTTCGGGCGCCTCGCTTAAGGAATTGCAAAAGGCGTATAAGCAACTCTATAACGAAACCGTAAAGCTCGACCGATCCACATCGGAGTTTAAAAACAATGCTGCCAACCTTAAAAAACTGGAATCGGCCATTACAGGCGTAAAAAAAGAGATGAAAGGCGCGGGAGAATCGGCCAAAGGATTCTCATTTAATCTAAAAGACATTGCCGGTCAAGCGATTGGTTTTGCAGGAGTTGGATCGGCAATTGGCCTGGCAACAAAAGGAGTAGATAAATATATCGAAACTTCAAATGAATTACGTGATATTCAGAAAGATTTAAATTCCTCATTTACGCTTGGAGCTGATGAGTTGAGGCTTTATTCGGCGCAAATAAATGCACTATCTGAAACATTCAATGTTGATTATAAGGAGAATACGGAATCTGCAACCATAGCCACGCTTAAGTTTGGAGAGCCATTGGGTAAAATACTCGATTTAATGGAGGAAGGTTTTGCCAAAGGCTCAAATAAAACAGGTGAATTTAATTCCATTATTAAAGAAACATCCGCACGCATGGCCGATGCCGGTGTAAGTGCCGAAGAATATTTTGCCATCGTTAACCAGTCAATTACTTCCGGTGCCTATTCCGATAAAGGAATACAGGCCTTTGCCGAAGCAGCACAACGTCTGCGCGAAAACACAAAGGCTGTACAGGACGCGTTGCAACCACTTGACGAAAGCATTAGGCTTCAAATTCAGCAAAAAATTGCGGCTGGAAATTCTGCCGAAGCGGTGCAATTAGTAAGTAAGGCACTCAAAGAAAGCAACCTTACCGCACAACAGGCACAAACTATTATTGCCGATGTATTTGGTGGCGATGGAGAGGAAGCCGGTCGCAAGTATCTTGAAATGCTTGGCGATATGAAACTAAACCTCGACGACGTTAAAAAAACAATGTCGAGCAATGAGGAGGGCACCCTCAATCTTTCCAAAGCCTGGAATAATCTTATCGGTTCCGTAGATGGTTCCGAAAGCGTTTTCTCCCGTGTTTGGGGTGGATTTAAGGATGCACTGGCCGGTGCCATTAATGGCGTTTGGTTTGCCATTCAGAAAATTGGCGACTTAAAAGATAAGGTAGTTGAGTTTCTTGGCTTCAGATATCCTGATTCAGCCGGTAAGAAAATGAAAGAAACCGGCCAGATATCTGATGAATTGGTTAAAAAATTCAGAGGGCAAAAAGAAGTAGTAAAAGAACTTACGGAAGCTGAAAAAAAATCAGCTGCTGAGCGTAAAAAAGCACTAGAAGAAATTCTGAAAGCAAATAAAGATTTACTCGATTTCATCACCAGCTCAAACATTCAGCGCATTGAAGACGATAAGGCACGCGCCTATGCCGAGGTAGAGCAATGGGCAAAAAAGGAAAGCGATAAAATTGAAGCATCAAAGGCATCGGAAACAATTAAAAACGAGGCCATTGAAACGCTTGAGGCCCTGCACAAACAAAAGTTAGAGGCTATTGATAAAAAGTATGCCGATGAGCAAATAAAATCTTACCAGGGTATTCTCGATTTTATTGCGGCAAAACAAGCCGAGCTCGATAGCATGAGCCCTCTACAGGGGCAAATTGATAAAATAAACGCTCAATACGAGGCACAAATACAGAAACTTGTGGAAATGGGCGATAAAGAAACAGAAATAAATGAGCTAAAACGCCTTAAAAATGAGGAAATAAATAACCTTTTAATTGAAAATACGGCCACTACAGAGCAGCAAATTTTCGACCTCAAACAGCAATATGGTCTGTTAACCGAGGAAGAAATAATGAATGCCGAATTAAAAGCCTTTGAAACAAGCGAATTTGCTAAAACACTCACTACCGAAGAGCAGGAAAAAGCACGTAAATTCATCCGCGATAAATACCAGAAGGATGAAAAAAAGGCCATGGAGGATAAGGTTAAAGTATATACCGATTTTGCCGTTCAGGCTGGCGATATCTTTGCCCAGGCTTTTGCCGATGGTAATTTGACAGCAAAGGAGGCAATGAAAAATTTCCTTATCATGTCTTTAGATATGCTTAAGCGCTTTGTACAGATGAAAGTAGCCGAGGCAACAGCCGCATCGCTGGCCAGTGCCGATTCTATTGCCACCTTCGGAGCCGCTGGTTTGGCAAAAGCCGCTATACTTGCCGGATTAATTGAGGCCTCCTTTGGATTGGTAAAAGGTATCGTTTCAGGTTTTGAGGATGGTGGCGAAATACCAGTCACCCGTGCCCAGGATGGAAAACAATTCCGCGCACGCTACCGCCCAAACCAGCGCGGCTATGTAGATAAGCCAACCGTATTAGTTGGTGAATATGGCAAGCGCGAGTTCGTTGTCAGTAACCGTTCCTTACAGGTACCGGCAATTCAACGCGCCGTGAGTGCAATAGATGCCTACCAGAGCAATCGAAGCCCGCAATATTTCAACTACGCGCGCGTAAACAGCGCTCTTGAAAATATCCGTGGCTTTGCCGAAGGAGGCACATTCGGCACCACCCCCTCTACCTCAACCTCTACCTCAACCTCAACCCAAACCTTAGACCTCAGCATGGCCCTGCTCAATGAGTTCATTGCCTTTCGGCAGGACATTGCCACCTGGCAAAGCAGCCTCGAAGTATATGTCGAAATTCAGAAAATAAGGGATGCCGAGAGCGATTTGAGTACGTTGGAGGCGAAGGTGAGGCTTTAATTCTATGCGGTGGCTGAGCGTAGTCGAAGCCACACTGCCGACTCGATACCAACGATGAAATTAGTGTATAAGAAATTAGAAATTAGTGCGCGCAGGTAGATAAAATTCACGAATTTTATCTACCTTTTTTATTATTTAGAATCATTATAAATATATCAAATATGATAAAATAATTGTTAAAATGTTTTGTTGTATATCAAAAATGATATATCTTTACATCATAATTAAAAACGCAAACGATGAAAGCAATAACATTAGAAAACAAAAAATTAGCGGTTAAAGAAATAAGAGGTTCTTTCGTATATTATTTGAATGAAAAAGGTCAGGTTAAATGTACTCAATCTTGTAATGTGGAAATTATAGAAGTTGAAGAAAATGAAATATTCGGTTCAAAAAAATCAAGCCCTAAAACTAAGAAATTAAACGCTGCTAACTTCATGAGCAAAGAAGAATATGCAAAAAGTAAATATTCAACAATGAGTGACGAAGATTTTGCAGAAGAAAGAAGATTAGATGCATTGAATTGTAAATCATATTAAACCTAATATTATGAAAGCATATATAAAAAATTTAACATTCAGATTCTTTTCCAATTTCGGTAAACAATACTTAACAGTAGATTATGATAGAAATGGAGAGCATAATCACGTAACATATTCGAATATTCCAGATAAAATGAAGCATACAGAAAAATCAGTAAGGAAATTTTTAAATAAATAAAATGGATAATCAAAACAAAAAGTACTGGCAATCGCTGGTGCTACTTCTTAAGGAAATAGCCGCCGAAAAAAAAATATCGCAAAACGATATCGCCGAAAAGACAGGGCTAAAGCAGGAAAATATTAGTCGTTTTTTTTCGCTGGGAACCTGCCCAAGCCTGCGCATTTTCCTGTCAATTGCCCAGGCAATTGGCGTTAACTTCTATTTTGAAGATAAGGACGGCACCAGCGATCTAAATTTAGCCTTCGAGCGTGCCATGACAGAACTTGGCCGACGGCACGATAAGTTAAAAAATAACTAATAATTCACACATTTTCCATATCTTTGTAGTCTCTAAAATCTCACAATAATGAAAAATATTAAATTAACGGCACTGTTTGGTGGTGATATTCCGAAAGGACACAGCGTTTGTGAGAACGATGAGCACCTGTAACAGTGCCTTATTTTTTTACTCAAAATACTCACAAAATGAAAAATCAACAACAAGAGCAAAACGCTCAAAACGCCACCGGCGATGCCACATGGCAATTAAACAAAATCATTGCAGAGTTTAAAGACCGCGAAGAATTAGACTCACTAAAAGAAAGAATGTGGGATTTTCTTGAAATGTCATTCGGAAATCCATCGTACATGCTCGACCACGAACAACGGGCAGAATTAATGTTCACTTACAAATCAATAGTGAATTTTTTCGAAAAACTGTATTCAATTAAAAATATCGGGAGGGCGTAATTATGGAAACCACACGTACAATTGCACTGGTAAACAATGTGCAGATTCAATTAATTGAGAATGGTGATAAAAGAGTTCCAATTAAACCCATTTGTGAGGCACTTGGAATTGATGTCGATAGTCAACGAAAAAAAATAATTGAGGATGAAATTATAGGTCCAGTTACGGTGCTAAGCACCGCAACTGGTTCTGACGGTAAACAGTATGATATGCTAACCATTCCATTCAGATATGTTTTTGGTTGGTTATTTACCATCAATCCTAAAAATGTAGCTCCTGACGCGAAGGAAAAGGTGCTTAGGTATAGAAAAGAATGCTATGACATTTTATTCAGCTATTTTTCAGACCAAAGCCGTTTTCTGGACGAAAAACAGGACCGGCTAAATGCAGAGCTGGACAAACTCAAAACCATCAAGCTCAATTTTAAGGAGGCCAAAGACAAGCTATACGAGCAGTCAAAAATAGTAGACATCGTCCGCCATCAATCTTTCGACGATTGGAAAATGAACGACAGACAGTTTAAAATACCGTTTGATTTTAATGAATAACGAAAAGCAACCATGCGCAGCCTGCCGGAGCGCAAAGTTGTATTGAAAAACAAAGTTATTTATTTACTGCTTAACATCTTACTTGCACCAAACGGCAGGTTGACGCATGTTGTATGTTATAAGCATTTAATCTTTAATTAATTATCAAAATATATGGAACAATCTATTATAAAACTGGCAAAAGCGCAAAATTCTGAAATTTTCAATATGCTTGAAAATAATGATTTGCAAAAATATAAGCAATTAAAAACTTTTGACGATTACCGATTATTTATCCGCGCTCTTAAAAAAGAGAGATTTGCAACAGCTTGGGAAATTGCTGAAAAAATTGGCGAATTAACAGGCTATACTGAATTAACGCAATCGTAATTTTTATTGCTTATAACGTTAAATGTATGAGCAGGCGGGCAATGCTATGAACCCGCAGTATAAGTAAGATGTTTCCGCCCGCTTGTTTATACATATTGTTGGCGGTATGTGCTTTATTATGAGGACAAAATATAAACATTCTATTGAGAAAGTATATGGTTATTGCAGATGGAATCATAAATATCCACCTGATGACTGGTGTTTGTTTGGTATTGCAAAATGGTGGCATAGCCCAGAAATGTATCAATATAGGCTATGTTTTTTCGGGTTTGAACTCCGATTTCAAATAAAACGGCAGTATGTTTCTTAGCATTACCGCCAACGTTCCGATAGTCGGAATAAATATTGCATTAAATCATATTAATTTAAAAAAAGGCGCTAAATTTTAACCAGCGCCTTTTTTTTTAGAACTTAGTTTATTAGAACTTAGAAATTAGTGAAGAAATTTCCAGGTTCTAATTTCCAAGTTCTAATTTCAAATATTGTCCTTTAATTCCTCCGCATTTCACCCAACCTTTGTAAATAGAAATTAGTGTATTAGAACTTAGAAATTAGCGAAGAAAGTTCCAATTTCTAAGTTCTAAGTTCTAAGTTCCAATTTCTAATTACAAAAGCATGCTCAAAATAATCGCCAATAGCCAGGAGCTAGACCTTGGTACACTTAAAGGAATAACGCTTAAATTCTCTCCAGGTCTGCTCGATAACGACAGCACCGAAGGCTCTTACTCTATACCTTTTACCCTTCCGGATAGCGATA